TTAGGTAAGAATGTGGTTGTATCTCTATTAGGGGTAATAGTCGTTTTACCGTTAGGATACTCAATCATTTCATGTCTAAATCCACTAGGGCCATTACCTCTACCTTTGTCTCCGACTGTCGCAAAAGTGTTTCGGTTAATTTTCCCATGACTCACATATTTTTTAGATGCGTTTGTCCCTGTACTTAATTTAATAGACGGTAATTTATCCATACCTAATTTATCAGCAACCCAATTAACGCCACTGATCAATTTATTCAATCCTTTTTTAACACCTTTGACCATTCCGCCAAAAAGATTACCAATTTTACCGGTAACTGTTTTGATACCGTCTCTCATTTTATTCATGGTGCCCATAACTTTCGATTTCATGCTATTTACTATAGATACAGTAGTACTTTTAATTCCATTCCATTTCTTGCTCATGAAACCACCAACAGCATTCATGGTGTTATGAGTACCTTTTTTAAGTGATCCCCAAGCACCTTTGACGCCTGACCATAGGGCTTTCGCTTTATTAACAGTACTTTTTTTAATACTGTTCCATTTAGAACTCATGAAACTACCAACTGCTTTAAATATGGCAATTGTACCTTTTTTGAGTGCATTCCATGTATTTCTAACTCCAGACCATAATGCTTTCGCTCGATTAATGACAGTATTTTTCATAGCAGTCCATATTCTAACTGTGGCATTCTTTATAGCATTAAATATTGCAGAAACACCTTTTTTTAATGCATTAAACACAGAAAGAACACCTTTGCGTAAAGTTCGAACAATTCCTAATACAGCATTTTTTAGTGCAGTCCACACTTTAATAGAGAAATTTTTAATAGCATTAAATATCGTAACTACTATACGTTTAATAAGGTTGATATTGAATTTGACTTGCGCAACATACGCTTTAATAATTGCTATAACACCGTTCTTCAAGGTGGTCCAGATTTTAATAGCACTATTCTTCATAGCGTTCCAGATAGTCGACAAAATAGTTTTCAATGTTTTGATAGGATGTAATATAGCAAGTTTAATTCCGTTCCATGTAGCTACAGCAACGGTTTTAATTCCGTTCCATACTGCAATTGTTGAAGCTTTTATAGCATTCCATATAGCTACTATATAAGTCTTAATAAACCCAAATATAGTTACTGCCGAATTTTTAATAGCATTCCAAGCAGTAATTACACTATTTCTAAACGAACTATTTGTTTTCCATAAATGAATAAGTCCTGCTACTAATAATCCGATAGCTGTAATAACTATACCTACTGGACCAGTCATAAATCTTATAGCTAAGCCTAAGCCTTTAGTTGCTAAAGCTGCACCTTTAGTAACTGTAGTCCAAACCGTTGTTGCAGCTGCAGCAATTTTAGTTTTCAAAGCTTGTATAGTTTGAGATGTACTTAAAGCTGATATTGCTAATCTATAACCATTTGCGATACCACGAGCAGTAGCAGTAACACCATTCCATATTGCTTGCGATGCAGCAGATACTTTAGCCACACCATTATGTCTAATGAAGAATTGTATTAAGCTAGACATTCCACTAAACATGCCACCAATAGTGCTTGCCATCTTACCGAATATAGTTAATACTGGCCCCATAGTAACTAAAGTGATGCCTAACCATTTAACAATACCACCTAGCGTTTTTTGAGTGGAACCGTCTAAATTTTGCCACCAATCTATTAGGCCTTTAATACCGTTACCAATAGAAGCTAATGTATTACCAAGTTGTTCGCCGGTTTTAGCTGCCCATTCTTTGGCTCCTGGCGATTTCAACATAGATTCAAATTCATGCAAACCACCTTTGGCTTGTTCAAAGGTACTGCTTAAGAACGCTTCTCCAATTTGACCTATATAGGCCTTAGAGTTTTGTACCATACCTTTCCAAGATTTAGAATAAGCGCCTGCCATACCACCAGCGAAGTCATCCATAACTTCTAAAAATTCCTTAGAACTTACTTCTCCATTGGTAACCATTTCCCTGAACGCGTCATAGGAAACGCCAAGATGTTTAGCCATAGCATTACTAAATCCAGGCATACCTTCTTCAATCATATTTAATTCTTGAGTCATTAGTTTTCCTTGACCTTGAACTCTATTAAATATCATTGCCATTTCAGATACCGGTCTATTGCTTCCGACAGCCGCATCACCAACTAATTTAATATACTTTTCTAATTCTTTACCTTGTTTTACTCCTGCCGCTAATGCACCTGCTGCAACATCGGTACCTTCAGCCATTGTTGTCATACCGCCTTGAATCGCATGTGTTACTTGATCAGTAATCGAACCCACTTCTTTAGTTGAATAGCCTAAACCTTCGAGTTTTGCTTTAGCAGTATCAAGACCGACCAATCTGTCAAAACCTAGCTTAGCTGTTATCCCTGCCATTGCAGTGCCAGCTACTAACGCTGGCTTAGTAATTTTACTTGTAAGAGAACTACCTAAATTTTGTGCTTGTTGACCTACATTCTGCATGTTTGAACCAACACTTTTAAAAGAATTGCTCAATCGACCTGCAATGGAAAAATTTTCCCTATAGTAACTGTTTAATCTACTATATTCATCTCTCATTTTATTAACTGCTATGGCTTGATTATTGTACTCAGTACGTAATCTAACAGCTTTAGCACTATTAGCACCTTGCGTTCGAGCAACTTCTTCATATTGAGATTTAAGTGAATCTAAATTAGCAGTACCTTGTTTAATAGCTCCATCTAAATCATTCATACGAGATCTATAGGCATTAGCACTTTTTTCTCCATACTTAAAGTTATTACTTGATAGTTTGAGGTCTGAGTTTAATGCTCTAAATTCTCTTTTTACTCCAGCCAATGTCTTACTTATATTTACATCTCGCATCGACAGGTCTATCTGTAAACCTTTGATTCTTTCTGCCATCACTTCACCTCCTTACTTACAAGACGTATTACATGAATGCATTAATCATACTGTCAGTTTTCTTGACGTTCTTCTTATTACTTTCGTCAACTAACTCCATGAAGAAAGCAAAAGGCATGTCTAATATGTCATTGATATCCTTGCCGCCTTCTTTCATCATTTGCAGTATGAGTTTTTTCATATTTTCCTTATGTTCTTTATAAGTGATAGGTTTTAAATCATTTTGGCTAGTTCCTTTTTTCTTTCTTCATCCATTTGTCCTTGTGCAATGAATTGAATTTGTTGTTGTAATTCTTCTACTGCGTCTGGTGCATGTAATCTGTCTAATAAGTCGTCTTTTGTAAATTGATCATTGTAGATATCAACCACCATATCTAACATTTGGTCAATGTTTTCTTGCGCTGAAGTATTTTCGTCTGATGCACCGTCCATTAAATCAGCAGCATCATAGATTTTACGGAATGGAATTTGTGTAGGTGTAATATAAGTGTCGAATTTTGCGTTACCTTCTGAATCTGTTACTGCGTTACCTTTTTTGTCTACTTGTACTAATTTAATAAAATTACGTTTAGCCATTTATAATTGCTCCTTTGTTTTTGAATTGTAAATAAAAAGAGGGCATTTAAGCCCTCGTGTTGATTATTCTTCTATTTCTTTGATTAATACCTTTCCACGTTTGTTATCGCTTGTAGAAAGGTCTAATATGCGATCGTGAGACACTTTTTGTTTGCTGGTTTAGGATAAGTATCACCAGCGTTATATACTTTGTTCTTATCCTCTAAATCGATGAATTTGTGTAAAACTTCATATTTTTTCTTAGCCATAATCAAACCTCCTGTAAGTTATGCGCCTAATTCTGATTCTGCTGTGTCATCAGATGGATTACTGCTTTCTGCAGATTCACCAAAGATAGCTTCCCAAATAGCATCCTTCATAACAGATGTACCTTTAGCATCGTGACCTAATAACATTGCTTTTTCTTCTTCGAAGCCCTTAACTTTAGCTTGCATGAATTCAGCAGTAGTAGAGTCAGAACTGAATTCTACGCCATCTTCTTTTGTATTACCTTCTAATTCAGGGAATGTGAATAATCCTTTAGGTAATCCCACATATTCGCGTGAACCATCTTCCATAGTTTTAGCAAACATAACAGCTACATATGGTGGCGTATCGTTACCAACTGAAACGATGCCACTTTCAGATTTCTCTAAACCAAACAGTGCCACTCTATCTTCTAATGGTAATTTGTGGAAACCAGCTTCTACTTCAATTGTTCCGTTAGCAACTGCCATTTCTGCCACTTGGTTATCACCATATGCTTTCTCGATGTCTTGGTCTTTTGATACTGAAATTTCTTGTAAATATTTAATGCGTTCTGGATCAGCAACTTTTTGAACGCCGCCTTCACCATGCACTTTGTAATAAAATTCTGTTAAACCTGTAAATGAACGATAGTTTTTCTCTGCCATATTAAAACACTCCTAAATTTTAAAATATTGTTTACCTTCAAACCTTTTAGCTTGTCGGTAGATACTAAATTCTTTTATATATTCTGGTTTAATGGAAGATGTTTCACCAAATCCCAATACTTCCCACATTATTCGTTGTATTAAAAAGACGAGCCTATCTGATAGGACTCGTCCGTTTACACCTTGGTTCTGTTTTACAAATACGTCTATTTGATATAAATATTCATACGTCAAATTATCATTGTCAGCAAAATCATCAGGCTTTGGTGTGTCTAATGGATCAATGACAATCACTATATCTTTGATTTCTTGCGCGTTTGGATAATCGAAGAATTTAATGTTATTTTTGGGGACATGTTTCATTATTTCTTCATTATTTATAATCGCATCGTATATCTTTGTTGTGATATCTTCCATATCTACACCCGCCTTTTCATTTCTTCTTTAACCGTTTGAAAGTAGGTTTCGCGTCCTTCTCGCATTGCACGTTCAATTACGCCTTTACCTGCTGTATTTACCCATTTCCCTGAACGATCAAAGTGACCATATTCATTTAGATGAATAATTCGATAGCGCTGTTTGGGACCACGCCAATGAATTTTAACAGTCCTTACACCGTTTATCGTCGTCGGTTTTGAAAGTGTAGTTTCTTCTACCGACTCTCCAGTGTCTTTAAAAGTTTTCATATTATTTTTGATAATACTTACAACTTTGTTTCCGCCTTTGGTTAATGCATAATCAGTGATACGTTTGGTTGCAGATTTTCCATATTGCTTTTCTAAATATGCTATAAGTTCTTTATCACCTTTGATTGATATCCCTATGATTCTTCACCTACCACTTTGATGTAATTAGGAGTTTTAGCAGGCGCAACGTTCTTAATGTCAAAAGTTAACCCAGCATACATTCCATTTTTAATTTCAAATACGTGATTGACTGTAGGTAGAAAGTCAGGCTGTGCATTTCTAATATTAATAGTTACAGAACGTTTACTCGTTTCTAAATTTCCTAATTGTACATCTTTTTGCGTAGGTTCGTATAGACCAGCGAAGCAACTAAAAACTTCTTCCCAGTTACCCGCTCCTGCTTCAGGTCCGTTATTTGAAACTGAATAAAAAGCAACCCTATAATCAAGCTCGTTAAGATTCATCGGCTATCACCTCGATGTTATCTTTTCGCCACTTAACTAGATTGCTTCTAAGTGTTTGTATAAGTTTCATTGATGATGCAGGCACATCAAATGATTGTTCATTAGATGTGATTGAACGATTATCGTAGTGGTGAGCAATAATATTTAAGACCGCTAAATTGAATATAGGATTATTGTTGTAGAATTTATCATCTTCTTCACCTAAAGAAACAGCAGCCTTAACCTCACTGATTGCTCCAGGTAAATAAACTTGCATAATCAAGTCGTCATCAAAATCATGATCAACACGTATCGCTTTTTTTATTGATTCAACGTTATCTATTTTGAACATTGATATCACCTACTTTACTTATGCTCCTAAATCCCCACTAGGTTCTGCCGCATCTTCAAATGTTACGAAGAAACCAGCATTTTTATCAGCTTGTTTTACATCAAAACGGAAAGCACCCATCAAATATTTACCGTAAATTTCATTTTCAATCCATTGAACAGAAATGTCTGTACGGTCTGCAAATAATACACCACGTTTTACATCGCCAATAAATGCTAATGCGTCTCCGTTTTTACCTAACAAGTCATCACGCACAACTGTTACATTCATACCTAACACGGTGTTACCTGCAGTGTTGATGATACTGTCTTGTAGTAAATAGCGACCGTTACCATCTTTTAATGTATCAAGTTTTTGATAGAAGCTTTGAGTACAAATGATTTGACGGTCATAACCAGGATCTAATTTAACGTTGATAATTTCTTTTAAGTCGTCAACATTAGATACACTAGTAGGATTGAATGCTTTTAAAACTTCACCAATACGTTCGTTTAAAGTATTTATTTTTTGTTCATTAATATTTTCAGATACGATTGCAGTTAAATTCGCAACAGAATCGTCTAACGCTTCTTGTGAGATTGGAATCGCTCCACGATAAGTGTCTACTTCCCAAGTGATTGTTTCGAATTCCGGACGAGCTAACTCAGGGTTTTTCTCTAATTCAGCAACAGTGTTGAATTTAGCGTTAGCACGTTTTAAGATTGGGTACTTACCGGATGCAGTTGAAACTGAAGTCTTTTGTACTAACTCTGATAAGTCTTGGACTGTTTTCACTTCTTTTTCAGGAATGTATTTGATGTCCTCAGGAATTGTTACACCAACGTCATCTGATTTAACGTTGTCACGTTTCGCTCCTTTAGATTTCATGTACTGTTCAAACGCTAATACTTCTTCGTTTGTCTCTGGGTTTTGATTTAATTTCGCCATAGAACGTTTCGCTCCTTCTTTTTTCTTTTTGTCTTTTTCTTCTTCAGTAGGTTCTTCTACTTTCTCGATAGCTGGTGGTTCTAGTTTTTCTTCTGAAGATGGTTTGTCGTCATTTGATGGTTTATCATCTGACTTTTCTTCGCCTTTAGCATCATCAACAGAGGTATCTTCTTTTTCTTCTGCTGCTTTGTTATCAGTTTCTTCTGCACCTTCACTTTGAGGTGGTGTTTCTTCTAACTTAGGTGCTGATGCTTCAATTTCTTGTGAAAGCTGTTCGAGTTCTTCAAACTCTTTTTTCTTTGCATCAATATCAGCTTTTAAATTACGTGCAGTTTCAAGGTCGCCCTTTTCGACTGCTTCTTGCGCTTTAGAAATCAGACTAGCGATTTCTTTTTTGCGCTCATCTAAATTGGCCATGCAATATCACTCCTTATTAAATTTGTACATAAAAAATAGCCTCACGTTTCAAAACGTAGGCTTTCTAAATCTAAAGCTATTTTCATTTGTTCCAACTGTTTAAATTTCTTTAAATCTCTTGCACGTTGACCGACCTCAACCGATGTATCTTTGTAGGCAGGTATTGTAACAATACTGACTTCGATAAGTTCATCGATTTTATTTATGGTTTGAACGTACTCGTTATCAATGTTTTGCCATGTACGAGCTGTTGAATCATTAGGTGGTAATGTATAGAAGAAACTACACTGATTTACGTTACCTGCCTTAATATTTTCATAAATATCTCTGGCGTATGATGTGTTAGGTAAGTGGCACTTAAAATACAATCCTTTTTCATCCACTTGTAACTCAAGTGTTCCTGCTTGCGTTCGACCTATAACATAGCTGAAATCGTGATTAATTAAACATTTCACGTCGCTTACATCTACACCGTCTAAGGCATTTGGCGCTACTATTTCTCTGAACCCACCCAAGTCATCACTCATTGAATTAAAGATAATTGCGTAACCTTCAACAACCATGTCTTGCTGCCCAGTGTCAACGTTACTATTCGTCATACTCATCACCCCCTTTAATGGAGTTCTTTTCGACTTCTTTATCAATCTTCGATTTTTGGTAATTTTCTAAAGTGTTAAGTGGCGCTCTATTAAGGTCAACCAATGGTTGCTCGCCATGTTCAATAGGTTGATAACCAAATACACTTCTAGCTTCGTCTGTTGAAATAATTCCTTTACTATGCAATTCAGTAATACGTTGTAATTGTAGCTCTGGATCAATGTCGATGAGACGTGATGAGTCAAACTCTAATTCGTAATCAGAATCAACAAACTTAAATATTTTCGTTTCGAGTTCTGCAATCATCATCTTAAATATTGGGTCTAATGTACTTTGCAAATACTCAAGGTTTGCTTGTGTGATAGATGTATTGACGGTTTCAATACCTAATTTAGATACTGGCAAACCAAACGCTTTTGCAACTTGTGAAGTGCTGAACTTATAACTGTTTAAGAAGTTCAATACTTCAGTAGGAATTTGCAATCTACTAAATTCCATTGTGTCATCAATAGCAACTAATCCACCATTGTTTTTTAATTGACTTTCTGAGAAATTCTTTTTCAAATCTCTTAATTGTTCAGCATTGATTTGACCTTTTTTATACTTTAACACTGATGTTGAAGTACCACCATTGTCAAAGAAATTACGCAAGAAACTCTTTGAGCCTTGTGATATACCAATCTCATGTGCTAGTGCATATAAAGGACTATAACCCACATATCCATCTAACGTGATATATCTGAAGTGTAATATATCATCACTAGTTATCTTAACAGCGTTACCTTCTACATCTTCGCTCACGTTGTAGACAATATCTCCGTCTTTTTCTTCAACTCCTACTAAATCATTATGTAAGAAGTGAAAGCCTACGGGGAAGTCATTTTTATCACGTACAATTTCAACAAAAGATTGTCCATTGAGTAACATGTTGGCGATGATTATAAACTTAAAGTGCCAACCTGGTAAGTCTGAATGTGGATTATTGTTGAACAAATCCAATATTTGGTTCATCACAGTATTTGTTTCATGACCTTTAACCTTTAATTTAGTGCTTGCAATGTCTGCTGAAATAATTCGTGTAGCAGTAAATACATCACTGTTTCGTAACGCGTTTATACCAACATAGCTTGAATGTGTGCCATGTTCTTGCCAATACAACAATCGTTCTAAATCTCTGTTCATCTTTTCTTGTTTGCTTGTAAATCCTAAATCAAGTAATGGCATTAACTGTCACCCCCTTTCCGACTCATCGAGGTGTTATCATATGCTTGATTTAAGACGCCAGAGAGACTGATAAGCAACAACCCACCAATAATATAAGCTAAAGGTTGCCAAAGTATAAACAAACCGTAGAACAGTCCTATTAAACCCATAATAAATAATAGTATTACTACAAGTGCATATAAGAACTTTTGCATTATTTCACCCCTTTTTTATAAAAATAGCGGCATTAAAGTTTCTGTATCCCATTCATGTTCACAAGCCATTACATAAGCAAATATGGTCGACATGAGTGGATCTATCTTTTCTCTGTTCATTTTCTTTTCTATCATGATTGAATCGTTGGTATTTTTAGCCACTGCATTTTTAATCGCTATATCAAGTAATGGGTTTTTATGATGTTTAATATCGCCATTAATCACATTCAATCTAAAATCTAAGTTTGGATTAGATAGTGTTTGTGGCCCTTGTCTAATTTCGTATAAATCGTAATACCATTCTCGACGTTCCATTTCTGCCAACACTCCATGAATCGAATATGGATCGTAACAAATAGCTTGAACATCTAAGTTATAGCGATTGATGTAATCTTGAATATAGTCTAGGACTTGGTCCGTATTGATAATGCCACTAGATAAGTCTGTAATCGTACAGTAGCCATCATTTGCTAACTGTCGATAGTCTATAAGGTCACGTTCAATCTTGCCTTGTAAGCCACCCTTAGTACCTACAAACGAATGTGACGTTATATAGTATTGTCGGTTCGTTTCGTCTAGGTGGATGAACGATACGGCTGTTAAATCGTCGGCACGTGACAAGTCAAGACCGATGTAGACTTTTGAGTTGGTAATATCAAAGTCAGTTTCATTCTTTTTCCAGTCGTTAAAGTCGAGATACGATTCTTCACTCGCTTGCATCCAGTAGTTAAAGTTCTTAACTAACACACGAAACATCGAACCCTTTTTAGTAGCTTCTGCTACACGTTTTTCCAGGAAATCTTCAATCTGTTCTTTAAGCTCATCTGTCTCATTTATTAATGGATTAGATTTGGCCCACATTGATCTTTCTTGCCATTCTTCTTCACCATCTTGTTCGAATATGACTGCAAAATATTCGTCATCTTGATAAACTTCCGCCAATATATCCTTTGCGTAAGGCCATTCATCTGTATACATAGGCGCATTCAAGTTAAAACCAGCAGTAGAGATAATGAATATTAATGATTGCATTAAGTTACCTTGACCAGATTGGATAAGTTCTAGCATTTCATTCGTTTTAGCCGCGTGATACTCATCGACTACCGCTAAAAAAGGTTCGAAACCATCAACCGCTCCAGTATCACGAGATAAAGGGCGAATATACGAGCCATCTTTTGTATGCGTAAGTAATTCACGTACCTTTTTAACGTCTTTTTTGAGTTCTGGTACTTTAGATACGAAATACATCAACTGTTTCGCTACCATATTAAATACGATACTTGCTTGAGATTTGTCATTGGCTGCAGTAAACATTTGTCGACCTTCTTTAGGCTCTTTATCAAATAAGAAAGCATATAATACTAAGCCACTTACTAGAATGGACTTACCTTGTTTACGTGCCATAGATATAAAAGCTTTTTTAAATCTCAACATATCCGTATCTTTCGTAAACCAACCTCTTACACTAGCAATAATGAACTTTTGGAATAATCCTAGTTTGTTAATATTACCTTTTGTATCAGGTAACGCCTCAATGAATTTAATAACCTTTTTAGCACGTTTAGGTTTATAAACATAATTCCATTCAGAATTATCTTTCGACCTATGTATGTCTTTTAAATGACGAATACAGGCAAGTCTAGTATCCTTACATGTAATGTATGCACCAGATAGAACCATAACACAATATTTATAGGCATCGTCTTTAAATTCATTCGGTATATTCAACAATTTTTCGTACGCTTTAGGTATCTTTACATTAGTCATCGTCATCAACACCAAATTCATCGTACACAGATTGTTTAACTTCGCTTTCAGTCGGTACAACCAATCGCATACGTGAATCAATAGTCATTCCTAATTGGCCACAAATAGAACGTAACTCTTTCAACGATTCCATATACGCCATGAAAGCGCCAGTTTTACGATTAGTTTCTGGGTCAACCATACCTTCAATGCCATCTTTCTGACTTATTGAGCGATATAAAGTATCATTTTGATCTAATACTTCGCAGTATTTCTTGATAAGCGAGTAATCTAAATCAGCTATCGGTAATTGTTCGAGTAATGGTACAATTCTCAACCATTCTTTAGCAGCATTTTCGGTTAAACCGTCGGGTACAGAATCGACATTAATCTTTTCAAACTTTTGTAAGCCGTTTTCTTTATACTCAGATTGCTCTAATTCTTCTTTAGTTCTATGCCCTTGTTTTGTAGCGTTTAATTTAGGTTTTCTACCTGCCATATCAGCACCTCCTTGCTTATTTTGGCGTGAAACATTCTGTGAAACATTTACATTTTGGGAATTTGGTCGCAAAAAAGGCCGGCTCGTTTAACTCGAATCCTAGAGTCACAGGGGGTTTATATCGCCCCGTTAATTTT